TAGCACCGGGTCCTGCGCTTTGGCCTGTGCCTCTTGCTGTGCGGCCGCCTGCTGATTCTTCTGAAGCAGCTGCCGACTCGCTTGAGCCACTGCAACCGCCAACTGCGATTCAATATCGCCGGGAAGCTTCTGGTCGAGGCCGGGGAGCGGTACGCCGAGTTCCCGTTCGATGTTCGTCCGGTACTGGTAGGCGAAGTGTTCGGCGATGTGGGCCTGCGCCGCGGCGAAGATTGCCTGCGCCTGTGGATTCTGCCCAAGCGCGGCTGCCGTTGCCGGATCCTGGACGAAGGCCGTATGGGATGCGATATGCGCTTCGTGGTCCTGCCACTCGAAAGCCTTCACCGGCTTGCCCGTGGCGATAGCCATATTCTCAACAACCGGATCGGCGGGCTTGATGTCCGTCTTATCGGGAATGATGAGTTCAACGTCCTTGATCCCCGCGATGGTCAGCATCTGCCGATGCAGCGCCGCGAGATCGTAGAGCTGCGGGGCCTGCTGAGCCAACTGGACCGCAACTTGGTACAGAGTAATCCTCTGAGACAAAGTCGCGGCGTTCGGGTCGGATACCGGGATGACGTCGATGCGGGAGTCAAAGTCGGCCTTCCGAATCAGGCGGCTGCCGCCCTCGACATCGTACTCGTACTCATCCGGCGCCATGTCCCGCATGACCCGCGCCAGGATGCGGAACTCATCGCGGAGGCTTGCGTGGAGCCGCGCCTGCACCGCGGACATCACCTTCATCTCCCGCTCCATCACGGCGAGCACGCTGCCCACGGGGGCGTTGCCGCTCATGTCGCCAACCTGGATGTCGGAGATGGAGGCGAGTCGGCGACCGTTCTCCTCGATGCGGTTCAGCAGCGTGAGCAGAGTGCCGGACGGTTCCTTGTAGGGCAACGGAAAGAAGGACTCGCGCAGGGTGTTCGCGCCGAGGTCCACGTCTCGCCACTCACCGGGAGGAACCGGGTCGTCGGATCCGGCCACGCGGGCGTCCTTCGTCTTAAACCCGCCGGGGAGATTCGCGAGAGTGCCGGCGTCGATGAGTTGCCGCTCGATGGAGGTGGCCGCCTTCGCGCTGCCGCCGACGAGATGCAGGACGCCATAGCCATAGGGGCCTTCGGCGGGGATGTAGCTGTATGCCGCATACCACACCAGCTTCTGCTTCCTCGGGTCGGGCTCGTCCCAGTTGCGCCGGATCGCCACAACAACGCCGTTGCGATCTAACGTCACCACATACGGAAGCGGGAGGCCGTCTTCGTTGCGGAGAGGGTCTTCCTCAAGATCTAGCAGGGTATGGCACTCATAGTACGTTCCGGGGTCGGATTCCATCGAGGAGGGCGTCCGCTCGGTGGCCTCGTCGATAGCTTCCTGGAGGTCGGAAACGTGAGGGGTGTCGTCAACGGGAACGTCCAGCCACTGCCCCGTCACATGGAGCCGCTGCACGTCGGATGGGAATAGCCGGAGGACCTCGGTGTAGCGGGGCGCCGTCTGAAGCGATGACGCGCCGTAGGGGATGATCATATCCTGGGCGCGGACGTAGGTCGCCGCAGGTTTTCCGGTCTGGGTATCTGGGCAGACCTTGCGAAAAGCTGACCCGATGAACGCCAGCCCGAAGAGCAGCTTCTCGGTCTCGGTGCGGTAGTCGGGCATCTCCTCGGTCAGCGTATAGTTCATCCGGTCGCGGACGCGCCCACTCTGCTCGATGACTTCCTTCGTCACCCGCCCCATGATCTTCACCTTCACCGGGCCATCCGCCGGGAAGATCTCTGTTATCGCGTTCGACTGGAATCGAACCACCGCCTCGGGGATCATTGTCGAAACGATGCCGCACGCGCCGGCCCAGGGCTCCGTCCGGTCTTCCGGCTTGAAGCCGAGCAGCTTCATGCCATCGCGGAATCCTTCGAGCCAATCTTCTCGCGACTGCTCATCGGCCTTGACCAAGTCGATGAGATCGTAGCCGATAGAGTTGAGCCTGTCTCGCTCAAGGAATTCGGCAAGGTTTGAATCAAATGGAGCGTCCAGAATGCTCGAGGACTCTTCCGGGTCCTCGATGGTGATCTCGATGCTGCCGTCCTCCAGTTCAACGGAGGTCTCCTTCCCTTCGGGAATCTCGATTACCGTCTCCTGGACCTCGACCAGAGGGATTTCGTCGGCATTCACTCGCTCGATCATTTTCTCTTACAGTATCACATCAACTAATACTATTATTCATTCATTCGATATCACATCGGCTAATAGTAGGCCTTCACCTTCCGATAGGGGCGGTCTTCCTCTTCCTGGAGATCGTCATGCAGGCTCATGAACCTGCCGGAGCGGAAGCGCATCATCGCCATGATGACAGTATCAACGTAGTCGTCGTGATCGGCGGCGGGGAACAGCGCGACTTCATCAATGACGGCGTCAGCCCATTCGCGGGGAGGGTAGTAGACGAAGCCCTGCTCGAAGATGGGACTCACCGAGTTCAGCCGGACCATCTTGTCGCCGGTCTGCCAGGTCGGCGTGTAGGACTGAATACTCATGCCCATCTGCCGGAGTTCGTGAATCAGCGGCGTTCCTGTCGCCTTCGCTTCGATGATGCAGGCATCGGGCTTCCACTGCTGGTACTTCTCCTTGGCCCGCTTCTTGAGCACCGGGAAGTCCACCTGGCCTCGCCATGCGTCGAGGAGGATGATCCCGTTGCGCCGGTTGCCGTGCTCATCGGTCGCATCGAACACGCCCCAGGTCGTCACGGCCGAGTAGTCGGAGCGGGTGTCGGCGCTGAATGCCGTGACGTATGAGCAGATGGGCGGCTTGAGGTCGTAGTCGATCTCGCCGTCCTTGTCCATGCCCCAACACTTCCACCGCTCCCGCGGGACAATCGAACTCGTTTCCATGAGCGGGTTCTGCATGTATTGGGCATTCCAGCGCCACTTGATCATGGTGTTCTTGATTTTCAAAAGCTCTTCGACCTTCCAGAACTCCGGCCAGAGCGACTTCCACACCGGGTCGCCGTTCTCGTCGACGAGAGGGTCGCCGGCCTCGTCCTCCTCCATCAGCAGCGCGGGGAACTCAATCACCTCATACTGTTCGGCGTTCGGGTCCGTCCGCATCCGCTCAATGATCCGTCCGGTCATATCGAACGGCGACCACCGCTGCATCACAATAAGGATGGATCCGCCCGGCTGGAGTCGGGCTCGGACCTGCGTGAACCAGTTCCACACTTGGTCGAAGTTTTCCTTCGACGGCATGACGCTGGCCTTCTCTGACCCAATGGAGGACTGCTCCCCGTGCGGGTCGTCCAGGATCAGTACGTCCGCGCCGAAGCCTACCGCGGTGGCCGTAGTCGAGGTCGCGAAGTAGTATCCGCCGGATTGCGTCTTGAATTTCGTCTTCGCCTTGGTGTCGGTCGATAGCCGGAAGTCCGGGAAGATCTCGCCGTACTCCGGCTTGGCGATGATGTCCTTGACGGATTGGCCGAGCTTCTCGACCAGCGTCAGGTTGCACGAGGCCTGGATGATTTGCTTCGTTGGATTCTTGCCGAGGTACCAGGCCGGGAAACGTACCGAGATGTGTTCGGACTTGCCGTGCCGCGGCGCGATGTTCACGATCACCCGGACGGACTCGCCGGAGTCGATGCGGTGGAATACCTCGGAAAGTTGACGAAGGTGCGGGCCTTCGACGAAGTTGGGGCTGACCTGTCGCACGAACGTGTTGAAGTCCGTCACGGCCTGGTCACGCTTGTACTGGGCCCTCAGTTCCTCCAGCTGCCGGAGAATGTTCGTACGCTTGTCCTCCGGTAGGGCGCGGAATCGCTGGCTGATCTCGCCAGTCGGATCGCGGATGGCTGCGTTAATCTTCGCCACGAGATCCTGGATCGACAACAGCCGCTTCTTTGCCGCCTGATGCACCGTCAGGGGGACTTCCTTCTTTCCTCTCTTCATCTCCCCATTATTTCAGCAACGATGAAATACATAAAGTAATAGAAAAACTAGGTTAAATAAAACTATTGACTTTATTATTCCGCTGGGCGATGATTGACTCATGGAAACGAAAATGCTCCAAGTAAGACTGTCAGAGGCGCTTCACGCCAAGCTCAAAGTGGTCGCCGCAGTTCGCAGAG